CTGGTAATTAATACTTTAGGGTGGAGCGAATAGCTAAGAAGCCCTTCTGATTTACAAGACCCCCTCATTCGAGGGGGTTTTTTTATGCACAAAAAAGCGCAACCCCCAAAAGGTCACGCTTGAAAGATGTATTTTTAAATTTAAATTAATTTTCGGTCTCTACGCCAGCTTCTATGCCGCCAACTTGCCTAGGGCTTGCTTGGTAGCTGTTGTAGTTAGCTATAAGCTTCTCTAGGGCGTCGTACGAGTCCCTGGCGAGGCTTTTGTATACTTTTGATACCTCGTTCTTATTAACGAACGTAATGGCGTTGTCGCCGTCTCTGACGCTAATAATGTTACCATTGGTATCGTCCGCAATTCCGCGAATAGTATTTCTGGTCTGTTTCGTATAGTAATGGTACAGATACATCTCTTTATAAATGTTCTGCTCTTCTAAATTTAAGCCAGTGACCTCTCCAGCTGATCCAGAGAAGCTAGTAAAAAGAACATTGTTCAATTTGCCTAAGTTCGCGTCCAGCCATCCAGATATCAAATTGGATGTAGGGGAAGCTGCTGAATCGAATTCTGTTGTGTGTATGGATGTAGCTAGGTCGCCTAAATTACTCATGATTGTCTTTGATATTCTTGTGTGATTACTTTGATTAATCTTTCTCTATCAAAACTAGGGTTGAACCCCAAACGAGCTGCAGTAGACTGTAGATCTGATAAAGTTTTAGATTTTAATTTCTCTTCTAGAGAGTTTACACTTTCTGAATCCTCAAAAGCCTCAGATAAAGCTCCCTTTTCTGATTTTTTTGTAGCATCTGTCTGTATAAAGCTATTCGTAGAAGCCCAAGAGTAAAAAGCTTTTATTAATTCTTCCTTTTGATCAGCTTCTGATGAGTATGTTCGCGCTGCTACTCTATTAGCCAGCGTAGACATTTTGTCTCTAGACATAGTCTCTAGCTTCCTTCTAAATACTCTAATGTCTCCCGTCTTAAACGGGCTTATAACATCAACCCCGTAAATCTTTTCTTGCTCTTCAGCTAGATCTACTTCATCTCTTTGCTTCCCATCTGCGTATTCAAGGTTTGCCAAAGCATCGCCCTTTTGCATCTCTTCGTTATTAATTTCGTCGTTTTCGACTCCGAAAGATACGTCAAGATTTATTTCATTAGCCTCTTCTTCAATTATTGACTCCTTTAAGTCGTGAAGTGACTGGGGTTTATTTTCTTGTGGATTTTCCATATGGTATATAATACATTACACAATAACATTTTCAACAAAAAGAGCCACCCCGAAGGGTGGCTCAAGAAGTAATAGATTATTACAGATTAACTTACTGTAATTAGACTACGCAACCTACAAGTGCACGATCGTCGAGAACGATACGGCCTTCTTCGAGTGAACCGAAGTAACCGATCTTGTTTTGACGGATGCTGTATTGGTCATCAGCGATAAGATTGAACTCACCACCATTTTCGGAATCGATAGCAACTGGGCGAATCAAAGATTCACGGCTACGGTCGATACCAAGAACCAATTGATCAGTCCCTGCATTGAACGCAGCGCTGCCTTCAGTACCTTGATAGTCAGAACCACCGAACAGTGCGTTGAACTTCTGGCCATCACCGAACTCATTGAGCTCAATAACATTGATGCCATAGAATTCTGGAGCGCCAGCAGCGCGATATGCTTCTTCAGCGATAACGCCAGCAGTTTGAACTTCTTGACCACCAATAGCGGTACCACCACCAGCATTCTTGGTGTTGATTGGGTTGTAAGCGATAGAACGAAGTTCTTCAACGATCTCTGGAGATACGATGATATCGGTCATTCCGCGTCCTTGGCGAGCATCTGGAGTACCACCAACGAAGGAGGTAAGGATTCTCTTAGAACGAGTCATCATTGCATTCAAGTCGGCGAGACCGAAGCGATCAGCAGCTGCTGACTTGAGAACGTGAGTCTTGCCGTTAGTTGAAGCTGAGTCAAGCGCCTTCATGATAACGTTAGCAGAGATTTGGTTTTGCTTAAGAAGAATTTCTTGTGCAACACGAGTCATTGTCTTAGCGACAACATCCATGCGGCTCTTGGCTGCATAGCGACGGTCAAAGCTTACTGCTGAGTCAAGGCTATAAGTAGCGATCTTGAGCTCAGAAGATGTTGGGAGAACTTCCGAAGTTGGAAGGCCACCAGCACGGCTTTGGCTGTAAACTTGTACATAATCTTCGTCAGAAACGTCGAAGTACAGATCCAACGGAATCGAAGGATTGTCATCAGCGTTATACTGCATAGTAGTGAAGAGATTAGACAACGCAGGAGCATTGTTAATAACTTCAGCGAGGACTGGTCCGATGAACTCAGCAAGAGCAGTTTGTGCTTCGTATGCAACATCACGGTTGCGAGAAGCCATTGCTTTTACAAGTTCAACTTGTTCTGGAGTATTTTTTAAAGTGATTTTCATAATATTAAATTCCTTTCAATTATCCGATTTTGACTACGATGTATTCGCCAGCGAATTGATCAGTGAGACCGCCTTGAGAGGCGCGTGAACCAGTACCAAGAACGGTACCAAGAGAAGTTGTAGCAAGCGGGTCGCCAGCTTCAATCTTGCCATCAGTAACCGATGAGATTACAACGCCAGTGCCTACTGTGTAAGCAGATGCGGCGCCATCGAATGCGTCGGCTGAAAGAGTAAAGATACCCTTAGTTGCAACAGGAACACTTTGGCCAGGAAGAACAGCTTGCAGCTCTTCTTTCTTGGTGGTATTGTATAGAAGCTTTTCGCCGTTTTCATCAGCTTTCGCTGTTTGATTCAAAGTCAGTCCTAAAGGAAGTGTTCCATTAGCTGCGGCTTTGATAGTTAGGGCGTCATTGCTTGGGTACATGTCTGCGCCGACAAACGGGTAATCTGTTTTACCAAGGTAGTCACTGGAACCGTAGGTTACAGTATCTGCATTGAAATTACCAGTTGATACGCTGACAAATACGCCGTTTGAACCCGCGCCGTCTCCTGTAGTAGAAGCTAGTGCGAGGCTTGACTCGAGAGCATAGAGGTTTACAACATCTTGCTCGTCATATTGTCTGAATGGGAGTAGTCTTAGTGCCATAGTTTTATATTTAGTTAAATTTTGTTAGTTTGTTTGTTTTATCCAAGAACATTTTCACGGCTAAAAGCAGCAGCGAACTTGTCCTTCAAAGTTGTTTTAGAAGCTTGAGCTTCATTATTATTAGGAAGAGATTCTTCAGTAGCTTCTGCATTTTCAAGAGCTGCTTCAACATCGACTTCTTCAGCAGCGGCTTCTTCAGCTACGACTTCAGATGCTTCTGATGTATTAAGGCGCTTTTCGATTTCAGCTTCGACGCGAGCGGCGATTGCTTCTTCTTGCTTTGCTTTGGCTTCTTTATTCTTCGATGCCCAAAAAACTTCGAGCTCGCCCTTTAGAGATGCAAAGGATTCTTCACTTGCGTCAAGTCCTTTAATCTTTTCGGCGATGAATGCGCTATCGCTTTCTTCGAGATCATAAACAGAATCAATTTCTTCCATACGAGCATTAAATGTGGCAACTGCTTCTTGAGCAGCTTTTTCACCTTCAAATGCACCGATGCGTTCTTGAGCAGTTTTAAGTTCTTCTTTAATAGATTCTACAGAAGCTTGAAGCTCTTCTCTCGCGGATGCGATTTCAGCCTTCTCTTGTTCTGCAGCTTCAAGAGAAGCCTTATACTCGTCATCCTTAGTTTTAATGGCTTCGGCAAATTGCGAAGTCATGCTAGCGATCGACTCTTCTGAAAATTTCTTTTCAACAAGAGAAGCCTTTATTTCTGATAGGAGTGTTTCTAAGTCCATAATTTTAGTATTGTTTACAGTATTTTTTAATTTTTGTGAAATTTTGTCAGTTATTTTTATTAATTGATTAGATTGGGTCTCATCTTTATCTAAGACAGTTTCTTTTTTTGTATCTTCTTTTTCGAAGTCGTTGCTGATAACTCCTTTAACATTAGCAGCTGGTTTTAATGTAAAACCTATACCTAGAGGATAAACTTGGCCAGTGATCAAACGGTAAATAGGCTCGCCTTCATCCGTAAGACCCTTGCCTCCAAAAGCTTTTAGCATTCCCCTCATTTCTTGGATCTGCTTAGGGTCTGAAATTATTTTTGCATCTTTTAAGTTTTTGCTACCTACCGCAATTTGATATTCACTAAAACCAATTTCCCAACTAGCGGAAACAGTATTGTGCATTTTGTTTTTTTGATTGGTGCTCTTTTCTAATAAATCAAAAAATTCCTTGTCTACAGTTTTATAAACCACGGCGCCTAACGCTATGTGAAAAGGATCCTTTTCAGTTTCGTCTACATTAATTAGAATAGTGCTGTCAGAATAATCGCTAAATCCAGCGTTAACTATATGTCCGACAATCTTTTTCTTGTTGTGCTCTATATTTGTAGGTTTATGAATAAACTGCTGAATAGAATCAATAGCTGTTTTTGTATCGATGCCGTCGCCATTTTTATTAAACTCATTAACCACCGCAGCATTAAAAGCCACGCCCATAAGATCAATATTCTTTTCTAGATCTACAGACGTAGGAATTAACGAACGAAGATTTTGTATATTAGCTTGGCTTAAGTTTATACCAGCTATCTCTTCGCAAGCCTTAACTTCGAAATTAAAAGTTGTAGTGTATTTGTACTGCATTAAATGCTTTACATTTGGCCAGGTTGCGGTGCAAAAAGATTAGCTATACCTTGACCTTGTGGAGCGAATAAATTAGCATCCATCTCTTTGGTAATTTTACCTTCTGCCTTCAACTTCTTAACGATAGCTTTTTGTAGCTCTACTGGAAGATTTTTCTTTTGCTCATCAGATAGTCCTGCAAGCATATGCTGAGGCTTTTGACCAAATAGATTAGCCTCTACTTTCTGGTATAAAGCTTGAATTTCTTTTGCGTATGTCATTGAACAAGCTTTTTCTGTGCCCTTGTCATCTTCTTCGGCAGTGTTTACCGCGTAGGCGTCATACATTCCGCACATACCCATGAACTTTTCAAATACAGGAGCTTCAGCTTCACCGTATTTCTTGGCGATGGAAATTTCAATATTTCCGTTTGAACGATCGATTTTTGCTTCGAGTGGATTTTTAATTTGTTTCATAGTTTTTTGAGTGATATAAAATTGCTGATGGATAAATTTCTAGTTGATGAGCTTCGGAAATGCTTAATATATTTTCCATAGCCCCAAGTTTTTCTATTTGACTGAAATCATTTACACAAGAAACGAGACTTTTTGTCCAATTTTCTTTATCTGAAGCGCATACGATAGATTCGCATAATTTGCTAACCATCTTTTCTTGATCTTCATTTAGTGAATCTGTTTCATATATCTCTAGCATTTTTTCTTTTGCTAGTGAGTTTAAAGCTTCGACTTCATAAATAGTGGCTTGAATATTTTCTCTAGAGAATTCGTCCTTGGAACCTTCTGGTCTTCCAGCCATACCCCCATCTGGTTTCTTAGAATCATTTGGTTTTTCTGAGCTTTCTTCGTTAATCATTGGAACACCCCCAACTATTGGATTAAAATACCCCTTTTCTCTTTGGCTGACGAATTTCTTTTGAGCGCCCTCCAGCTCTTCGGCAAGCGGAAATCTTCCAGTGTTAAATAATTCCATACCTTGCTCTGCAGTAATAACTCCAAGCTCCATAAGTCTCGTAGAAACTCTCATAAGCTGGACTTCATCACGGAGATCAATGTCCTTAAATTTGACAGTTGGATAAGATCTAAATCCTAGGTCTTTTGCTATCCTTCTGATTTCTGGCTGCAAGAAATCTTGAATAAAAGCTTCACGAGCTTCTTTTAATCTATCTAGGAATACTCGGGCTTTAATTTCTGCACCGTTATATTTATCGTCGTTAAGAATGATATTTTGCAATCCTTCTTTAATATCTTTATTAATAACTTCGTATTTACCTGGGCCGACAACCTTATTGATGTCTGGGATAACAAAGTCGGCCTTTGTTGTATAGTCTGAAACTAGAACCCTTCCAACTGATTCATTCTGAAAAAGTTTTTGCATAGCCTTGACATTATTTGGATTGATTCCGCCTTTGTCTGGCTCCGCTCCCATTGTGATCATAAGAATTACATTTTCAACAGTTCTCATGATAGCTTGATCCATCTTCTTCATTTCAAGCTTGGCATTAATATCCTCAAGAACAGGGTAACCGAATGGAATAGCAAATGGCTCGTAATCTTGCTTTTTGTAGAAACTGTAAGAAATCTTTTCGTTCTTTAGATTAATTTTAAGACCATCTTTAAAATAAGCACCGTCTTTAATTTGCTTCTTTACTTCTGGATCTAGGGCCTCGAACACCTCTTTATCATAATCATTTTTAGGGTTCGATAATCTTTCCATATCAAACTCAGAAAGAATCTTGGCATACGCCCCATCCTTCGTATTAAAAACCGTGCTCCTTTTGGCTACAATTTCGAAAGGATTTAAAACAATATACTTAAGAGGAAACTTGTTTAACGAAGGCCCTTCAGAAATATTCTGAGAAAACTTCTTGTAATCGTCCAAGCTAAATTTGCCGTCAATACGGTAAAGGAAAATATTGCCACTTCTATAGTATTCTCTGAAATACTGATCTTTAAGATCCCAAATCTTAATTCTATCCAAAAGCTTTTCAAAGAAGTTCCTCGATGTGGCATTGCCTCCCTCCAGGTATAAGTCTGCATTTGCAAACTCAGACATCATATCAATAGTATTTCTAAAAATAGGCACATTTGCATATGCTTTCTGGCAAAGCTCGATAGCCTCTCTAACGTTGATTCCATCGGATGAAATTTCATAAGGAAGAAGTCCCCCTCGAATTTGGCTATATTTATTAAGTGGGGCCGAAACGGAAGATCGATTAATTCGAGTAGATGTACTCGTTGACGATAAGTTACTTATAGAACCAGATCGGCTGTATGATCCTTGAGAGACGTGATATGCTTCGCCCATTGTAGCTGGTTCTACGCTTTCTTGAGCTTCTGAAGTTTGTGGGGAAACTTTCGTAAACTTATTCCAATAGTTGGATTTCTTATTATATTGTCTTTTTGCCATAATCTATTATAAAGTTAATTACACTTTTAAAAGTGACTTTGTTAAGTTTTTTATATAAACATAGGTGTGAAACTCGCAGGTCTCTCTTCTGGCAAATTCATCATATCGTAATATATATTCATCCCCCAGTTGCCCAAGACTATAGCGGAATAAGAGTCTTTTCTGGGTCTATCTACCCCTTTTTGTCTTTTTAGATTACTTGGCAAATCAAAACTTTGAGTGCCCCCAGAAGATGAAGTGACTTGTATAAGTGCACATTCTGCTTTGGTAAGATCAATCATATCTTTTTGATGTTCAATAAAATCAATCATTTTAGCGCCGACATTCTTTTCGTCTTCGTACTTGGAAAACTTTAAACCCTTAATTGGTATCTTTTTGGCTTTTTGCATAGAATAGTTGTCATCCATTGCAGTAGCTGCAAAGTATAATTTCTTTCTATCAAAAGCTGTTTGCAACATTTCGTTTGCACTTCTAATCCAGTTAGATACTGGCTTTCTTAAAATACATATAGTGTTGCTGCTTCGGTTGTAACCTCTTCTAGCGTCCCTTAAATCTTTTTCGTAGTCGTGCGGGTTATCTAGCTTTGGATCAAAAATACCTATTTCTAGTTTTTCCTTTTTAAACATATCGCTTTCGTTACACGAGTTTATAAACTGCACACCGCCATTATAGTCTCCTACAATCATAATAATATTAAAATGATCTAAAAGATATTTAAAATACGTCATATGCTTTTTTAGATTGGTTCCAGGGAGCGCATAACTATGTACGACTACACCCTTCTTCTTTTCGGGCAGCAATTTTATAACCTGGATAGCAAAGTCGTCAGATGTTTCCGATTCAGACCAAGAAGGGTCAAATGCCATAATATATTCAGCGTCTTTCTCTCCAGCCACTTCAACAGCAGGAGACTCACCATCCTCAATCGTGCATTCTGCCATTTTGCTGATCTTAAAATAACCAGCGCTATCATCTGTGAATTGAGCGTTAAATTCTCGGTCAATCTGAGACTGGCTCATCGTCCCCTTTGCTTGAGATATTAAGTTTTCATCATACAGGGCTTTTGGTGCGCAATCATAACTAAATTGCATAATACATCTTCTGCCTTGGTTTTTTGCCCCAGGGTTGAAAATCATATTTTCATAGGCTTGATACATTTTATAGAGATACTCGAACTTATAGGATGCCGAAGACAGTCCAATCATTTTATTAGATGGCCATTCGGTCCTTTCCTCTTCTGTCATCTTTCCAGCCTCGATCATTGCGTCTTCGGCGTCTTTAATTTTTTGCCTCTCCGTCGGGTTTTCTACAACAGCTAGGAAGGGCATAATCACTTCATTCAAAACTTTTTCTGGCATAAGCAGAAGCTCATCAACAATAATCCGCTGAAAACGGAAACCACGGAGCTTTTCTCCATCACCAAGAGGTAAGGCGGTAATGCGACTCTTGCCAATTTGCATGGACCATTCATCGTTAGACTTACTTACCTTGCCAATGCATTGTCGAAATAATTCTGCTTTGGGATCTTGAGATATATCTTCTATCTTGCGAAAGATCATCTTAGACTGTCTAAATGATTTTGATATAATGCCAATGTGAACACCTTGATTCATCATTGCATCTAACAGGGCAAAAATACCAGTAGAGAAAGATTTAGACATACCACGAGACCATATCCCCAAGAAGTAGTCATTTTCCATCATGGCTTTTACTGCCATGTGTTGAAATGGAAACAATTCGATACCAGTAAGCAATTCGGTAGTAAAGGTCACGTTTTCTTTGAGAAATTTATACAACCAAATTTTTGCTTGCGTATCTTCTAGGTAACCCTCAAGATCCATGACTTGTTGATTGATCGGCTCCTTATTTAAGCGTTTTTGATTTCCTATATCCCAGCTCATCTTTCCTCCTTATCTAAAAAATATTGAACATCTACGTCCCAAAGCTTTTCACCTAGATGTAATAGTTTAGGTATAATTTCTTCGCTATGGCTTCTACTATCTGTAAATACAAATTGACAATGACCAGCGAACTCGTGTTGAACAGAAATTAAATTAGAGAACACCCAACCTAGTTTGGGTGCCCTTCTTCCTTTCGCGAACACAGCTTCTTTTTCTATTGCTTTAAGAGATTTTTCTACAACAATATACATGTAGCTATCCAGCTCTACGCATCTTTGCATTTCTCTTCTAAACCTATCTACCTGCCCGCCAAAAGTTGATAAAAAATCACCAGCTCCTTTTCTATCTACAAATGTATTAGTGAAATCATCTCCGCCCAAAGTGTAATCCCCAAAGTCTAACTTTAAAATTGAAGATTTATTAAACTCCAGTGGTTGTTGCTCTCTAGTATCAATGAGCACTTCGACATCCGCACTATCATTAAATTCTTTAGGCATACCCTTATAAAATATAGGCTTTGCTCCCATAGCTTCGCAAGCTTGAGTATATGTTCCAAAGTGTTTTTTGTAAGTATCTAAGTCTGGCAGCTGTCGCTTAAGTAGCTCTAAATAGAATGGGGCGTTTTTGTATTTTTTTCTTTCTATTCTTTTCTTTCCTAGATCAAGGATGTAATTCTTAACCTCTTCGTCTGGCGCAGACTCACACCACTTTATGAGCTGAGATCGATTAATAAAATCATTTGCGAAGTATTCGTCTTTCTTTTTAAAGGGTAGCGGATTGCCATTTAGCTTGTTAAATCGAGGGTAGTGTTTGACATAGTAGTCGCCTACATACATCTT